TTTTCTTGTCAGCCAGTACCTGCATTACACGATGAAAGACCGTACCTAGTACGGCCTTTTTATTCGTTTTATCTTTCATGCCTAATACGTACTGAAAGAAATATTTCATTTCGCACATCTCAAACGTGCCTAATGAACTGCTTCTATGGTAACATATAATCATATTAAATCACTTTATTGATGCGGTGTACTTGCCCATTTCTCTGATCTTTTTGGTGACACCAAGGTTAATTAGTTCATCCAAGAATGCCTTGCATGATTGATTAATATCTAAATTTGAATTATCAATGATTGCGTCAAACTTATTATAATTGTCTGCGTCAATTTCACTCTGATGAGTGCTTTCATAGAGTGAGCGAGTTAGTCTAATAACTTTTCCACCACGCTTTTGCACAGCCTCAATCTCATTTAAGAATCGACAGTCGCCAATAACAGCAATCTCTGGTTTATCAGCTTCAATTCTTCGAAAGCAATTTTCCAACCAGATTGGCTGGTACATTTTACGCATAACGTCTGTGCCAAAGAATTGCATGAACTCACGAGCGGTCATTGGTCCCTTATGATGACATATCTTACCGTTGGGACCAATATCGCTAGTATCTCCCGGCATATTTTCCCATAATAGATGCTCCTGAATCTGATTCTTTTGTTCGTCTGTTCCATAGACACATTCTGGTGGAATATTAAATAGCATAACACAGATTTCTTTTAATGAATCTGCGAAATTATAGCCGCGAATAAGAGGCCAAATTCTACGAGAGGCATATTGGAAAAATTCATCCGTATGCTGCTGTAGATCAAGAACTCCAAGTTCTTCAAACTCTTTTCCATTTTCATCATGAAAAGTACAGTTTACCACAAGTTCCCCTTCCGGGGAAATTAGAAACTTTTCAACAATATCATGGCGTTTCATCTCATGACCATGTAGATAGTTGGAAAGAGTAGTCTTTCCTGATTGCTTTTTACCGCATAATGCAATGATCTGTGTCATCAAAATTTTCCTTGAATTTGAGGCTTGATTAGTTCATTGACTTCATTGACTGTCATATCGCCAATGTCGTTTTTGGGAATTTCCACAGTATAAATATTAAATAAAAGTTTCAATCGCTCATATATGTCTCTTTTACAAGCGTCACCCGCTTTATCATTGTCAGACATAATAATCACATTTGAAACGCCGGTCTTTTGAATCAGAAATTCTTGAGCATCGCTAATCTTTGAACCGAATATTCCAACGGCATTTCTAATACCAGATTCCCAAAGACGGATAACATCGCCTTGTCCCTCTGCTAGTATTATAGTCGCACTTCTACTAATATGCTCAATTGCTTTTCCGTAATTATACAAAAAGTTGGATTTATTGAATCCCTTTTGGTTAATCCATTTTCTAGGGTCATTACCTATAGTTCTACCGACGCATCCAACCATGTACTCATCATTCTCATCGTACACTGGAAATACAATACGCTTGTACATTTGACTATCGGGCCTAGTGCATAATCCTACATCAAAAAGATCTAGTGCTTCTTGAGAGAATCCTCTATTGATATAGTATTGTGCAGGAAAGGTAAGGTGTTTCCTTACCGTAGATCTTGTTATCTTATTTTGTAGTTTCTCAACTTTTCTTGTATTTTTCAGTAATTTATCTAGTGCTTCTGATGACTTATAAGCAATTGAAATGTCTATTTTTACGCCAGAGCAAAAATCTTGACAGAACTTAATGACTTCTGGAAACTTATAAGGTTTTTTGAATTTATTCTCAAGGAGCATCCAGACTAAAGAAATAATATCATTAGTTGACTTCTCATTGTGACATCCCTGAGTATTACAAAACCATTTACCGCAGTGATCTTCATGATCTTCGTCAATATTGATATTGAATGCAGTAACATTGTCTCCTTCATGGACTGGACAAGAACTTATCAGTAGGTTATGTGACTCGTAATATTCATTAATTTCAAAAAAGGCAAAGAAATCAAAAATCTTCTTCACCATCTTCCTCTTCAAAATTCGCATTTTGCGAATTTGCAAATCCTTGTTGATTGTTGTTTGCATTACTCTTAATCTCTCTAATAGTGCCAACTTCTCTTACTTTTGCAAACTTGCCGTCCATTTGCAAGCATATATAACCTTCGTCTTCCATTCCGGGTCCATGTCTGGAAACAATTGGTATAAGTTTTTTATTTCCATTGTTTATTCCATCCGTAACTTTTTCTTCATCTGACTTATCCTTGAAGATTGAGAATGAAGTACAGAGCCAAACTAAACGGTCAGATCCGGAAACTACATCTGTAGATTCCTTGGTAATACCATCTCTATTAAGCTGCACAAATGACAAACACGGGCAATCATTCTCTACACAAAAATTATGCAGTGAAGTGATCTGAAAACCGAGAACTTGGAATTCTGCAAGATTGTTATTAATACTAGAAGATGTCATCAGTTTTAGATAGTCATAAATAATCACGCAGTCATTTAGTCTTCCTGTTTCATCATAGCCAACTCTCTTTAATAGCCATCTTTTGATAATAGATAGTGTTTCATCAAATGGTCTACCAGCAATGCTAATATAGTCATAAGGTATAGATTCAATAGCCTCTACAGATTTTGTCACAGAGTCTACTTTTTCAGGATCTGTAGCAAATTTACCGGATGCAACATCATTAATTTCAACACCGCTTTTATTTGCAATGATTCTATTCCAGTGATCTTCTGTGCTCATTTCTGTATCAAGCATAAGTACCGGTATATCATACTCTCCAGCAATATGCAAGGCAATATTATCGGCAAGTACAGATTTTCCAGTTTTGGGACGAGCAGCAATCAGGTCTACGCATTTTCGACGCAAGCCGCCTCCAATAGCCTTATCGAATGCACTCATACCAGTTGGAATACCAATAGACTTGCCATCATTATTCTTGATATGTTCTAGATATGCATGGATGCCTTCGCCAATAGATTTTGGAGAAAGATCATCTTCCTTCATGAAGGATAGACATACATCTTGAATAGGGTTTTCTGCAATCGACAAAATGCTGGCGATGTCCTCATCTCCAGTAACTTTGTTCAGGTTTAAATAAATGTCTCTGAGCTTACCCTGCATGATTCTGGCAAATTCAAGCCTCTTTAGTTTTTTGGCGTGCTCTGCGACATTATTAATATTAACCGGAGTATTCATAACTCCAGTGATATGTTTTAGCATATCATTTTTTTCAACAAATTCGTCTAGGTTTAGACTCTTTGCTGATGACAGGATCTCTGTATAACCAACAACATCTCCACTTTCGAATGAATGCTTAATGCACTTATATAGGACTTTGTTATTTTCGATTGTGAAACTCTCTTCATTTACGAAGAGTTCAACTTCTAGTAAGCATTCCTTACCATGCTGTAAAAGTCCGGCAAGAACAGCACGTTCAGAAGCTACATTTTTCAAATCGGTTTCTTTAGACACTATCAAATTCTCCGCGAAATACATTTGTCGCAAATGTAATTTTCTCTAGCAAACATTGGATTGACATCAAAGGATTTATTGCATTGTGAGCATGTAACACTTTTAGTTTGATATTCTCTACGCTTTCTTTCTACTCTAGGAGAGTTAGAGTCATCAATACTGTTGAAGCCTCTTTCCTGCTCAGCCTCTTCTAAAACTCCAGCCATTGACTCAAACTTATTTTGACCAGAAGACTTTACCGACCGTTTTGGCTTGGATGATTTTATTGAGAAATTTTCATCTACTTTAGGTTCTGACTTTTTGGTTTTAGATCTACCGTTCCTTCTGTTCTTTTTGGGAGGATCTTGCTTCTCTAACTTTTCAAGTCTTTCCATCATATTTTTAAGACTGGCGGATAATTCATCCACAGGTTCTGGCTCTGGAATATCTACTTTTTCTCCGGACATCATTTGATATGCTTCTGATATACATTCCCAATTACTGTCAATGATGCCATCATAGAGCAATTCCCGCACTTTATCAACTAAATCTGTTAACGTCATTTAAAACTCCTAGCTTTTCCTAAATCTTGAAAAAGTGAAACCCTCTTCTTTATATCACGACAGGTTTCTGACAACATCTGAATACCAGCATACAGTCTTAAACGCGACTTTTCAATAGATTGTGCGTAAGTATTCTCAGAAATTATAGATTGCTTTTTTATTTCTGCTGGTAGAAATTTGTCATAGTTTGACCATTGTTTAGCAAACAAATAGTTCAATGCTTCAACACACCAAGTATACTGACTACTTATTAAATCTAGCTTCTTTTGAAGAAGACCGCCATAATTCATCAGGGTAATTGCATTTGTAAAACATTCATCAGATGTTAAACTGATTATTTCTTCTGGCGGAAGATGTAATATGTGCGAATATTCATCACTATCTTTGTACTCTACAATATTATTAGCCGCACAAAAGTTATCAATCCATTCTGTAAATTTGTCCAGTCCATCTATTCCAGAGACTGTTGAATCAAGTTCTTCCATTCTGACCTCTCATTGTATGGCAATGTGACAATTTTGATTTCGTTCAACCGACACCACTCTATTTTATCGGAATCTCTCTGTTTTGCAAGCACAAAATCCATTTTATTTTTGTGAAAAAACGGAGAATATTCATAGTGCTGCTGACCATGAACTTCGATCACAAGCATTAATTCAGGCAAGAAAAAGTCGGCATATAATAAAGAGCCTCTGCCAAGACGTTTAGATCCGGGCAGAGTGACTTCTTCATATAAAGAGTAGGTAGGCCAATTCTCTTTAATTAACTCTCTAGCTTGTTTATGGTATGATGATTTTTTGGATCTGAAGTTCCTAGACTTATTTTTAGCATAATTAAACTTATGTTCTTTTCCATCTAATCCAGTAACTCTAAACATCCTTTAGCATACCATTAACCTGTGCCTTTACTTGATCAAAAATATCCTGTCGCTCTACAAGGAATTCATAAATCTTTGCCTGTCCTTGAAACTTAGGAGGCTCTTTAAATTCTTCGCTGCCCTCCAAGAATGGAATTGAATACCAAGCCCCGGCCTTGTCTATGATGCCAAATGATTCTGCTAGATCTATCATTTCTTTTTCTTTGTCAATACCTTTGCCATATCTAATATGGCTAACACATTCTGTTCCAGATGCACCCATAGAAGAACATGCTACTTTCCAATGAACAAGCTGTCCAATCTTTTTACCATTTTCTTCCCATGGTTCTATCTTTGCAATATCAATTCTAGTATCAGCCTGATACTGAATCATTACACCGCAGTCTGGAATTTTGACTTTACCGTATCCAGATGTGTTTGTAATATAATGCGTAATAATCAATACGATAATCTTGTTTTTTACTACTGTTTGCGAAGTCTTTTTTACCCAATGCGACAATAGTTTTGGAAGGGTTGCACGAAGTGAACCAGATGCACTCTCTTCAAGTTCTGACCTTGGCACTAAAGAAGAACATGAGTCAATCACGCATACAGCACCTTTATTTTCAGGACGCTTTATTAGTTCTTCAGCAATATTTAAGAAGTCTTCAGCGGATAGAGACTCTCCATCTTCTGGACTATGAACAATTTGTATTTTGTTTAAATCTAAACCTTCTGTACCAGAGAGATTATAAGCCTTTAATCGACTTTCGCCATCAACATAGATTACTGGACGATTATCATCTTGAGCATTTTTACAAATCTGCAAACATGTTGTGCTCTTTCCAGTTTTGGGATCTCCAGAAATAATATTCCAAGACGCCTCTCTAATTCCTCCATTAAGAGCTAGATCAAGTTTTGGACTTACGGTGATGCACTTTAGATCTGCCATGCTTTGAATTAGCTCTGATCCTTTAGATACGACTTTACCGAAGGCTCTTTGAATAGCCTTGTCGTTGCTCAAATCCACTTTCTTTTTTTTCTTATCGTCTGCCATTTATTACAAGCCTTTCAATATATTTCTGCCATACCCAAACGGTTTCGATACTTCAGTCTTATTATTTTCAGAAATTACTATCTCTGTTTCTTTACGCTCTTTCTCAAACTTTTCGATTATAGGAATTAGCTTATCCCTATTTTCTTTTTTGGATAACTTCAATATAAACTTAGCCTGTGGTGATTTTATTGCTTTTATTACTGAGTCGGCGTGATAGTCTTTCAGTAGTTTGTTTGCCGCAATAACTTCGCCCTTATAAGCACCATGCAACTTATTTCCTTGCAGCCAGAAACTCTCTGCGTTTTTGCCAGAATTGAAATACTCATTTCTTTTCTGGAATATCAACTCCGCAATGTAATTTCCGGGCGTTACATAGCCAGCCTTATGCATAGATTTATAAGGAGTCTTTTCCGTGCATTGAGCAACTCGCTGCTTACTTATCTGCTCGGATTTTGTGGATGTGATTTGTGTCTTTTTTTGCTGCTCGTTTTTTTGATGCATCACCTTTCTCCGAAGCCTCTTTACTCATTACTGCGTATCCACGCTTAGAATTGATATTCATAAGTTTATCAACTGTGAAATCATTAGTAGCTTTGTTTTTGCATTCATCATAGTACGATGAAACTACAGATTTGTCAAGTCCTAAATCAGAAGAAACATCAGATAAAGTCATACTGGAGCATTTGCTTTCAATGTAAAATTTTTGAACTTTAGAAAGTTCGTCAGTAGTTGCTTTGGCTTCGACATTTTCTTGTGCTTTAGGTTGTCTATTCGTTCTTCTTTTGGTTTTTTTGGTCGGCATTTATATCCTCCATTAATAAATCGGTTTTTAAAATAAGTTCTAATCGTTCTTTAAGAGATTTTATGCAATCAATGTATGACTCATGTTTTTCTTCAATTTGAAATTTACGACATAAATCATAGCCGATAAAATCTACTTCTTCTTTACCCAAAGGCTGTAGCAAGGTATTTCCATTAGTGACGGTTCCAATGTATGGAACTATCATAATTACACTTTTGTATTCTTCCATTATCCGCCCTCTATGAAACGACGTTTTTGCTCCGAATTCATTTTATTGATTTGAGAGTTTATTTCTTTCTTTGCTTCTTTTAGTGCAGATTTTTTAGAATCTTTATCTTGCAGTGTTCGCTCTTGAACTTCTGACTGTCCAAGCCTTTTAGCGTTACGCTCAGATAGCTGACCAATCGTAGTTGCCTCTTGACGAACAAATACCATTGGGGGATGAATCACTCTTTCAAGCGTATCATTTCCGCAACTGATACAATATATTATAGCCTTTTCGGTTATGCTTTGGTATACATCTTTTAGCTCGGTTTCACAATTTGAGCATAAATAGTCATATGTTGGCATTATTCCTCCAATGCTCTCAGGATTTCCCCAATAATTCCATTTCTTTGAATGTCATCATAGGTTAGATAACAAACTCCAACCCCTTCAATATTTCCAACTTTTCTTATTAAAGTTTCAAGCCCGCTACGAGATCTTAAATCGGTTTGATTGATATCCCCATTGATAATAACCTTGGAATTCTTGCCCATGCGAGTGATAAACATTTTTAATTGATCCAAGGTGCAGTTTTGTGCTTCGTCCAAAATCATGCAACAATAATCAAAGGTTGCACCTCTCATGACTTCAAGCGGTTCATAACGAATCTTGCCGTCATTATAGTGGAGGCCATAGTTAGCCTGACCAAGAAAATTCTTAATATTTTCCTCAATAGGCTTTAGGTAAGGTGCAATCTTTTCATTCATCTCTCCGGGAAGTGATCCTAATTCTTTTCCGGAGCATACTAATGGACGAGTTGCAATAATTTTGTCGTAACTTCCTTCATGCAAAAAATTGGCAAACATCCCAGCACTAATATAAGATTTCCCAGAACCAGCAGGTCCAACACAAATTGTGATTGGATTATTAATAATCGACATAATATAATTATGATGATTGTCTGTTTTAGCAGTAACGGATTTAACCGCCGTTCTTGACTGTTTATCTTTCCTTTTATTTACTGGTCTAAAATCTGGTTTATTGACTGGTCTTCTTGTTCTTTTTTTTCTCATGTATTAGCTTCTTATGTTAAATCTGTAACACTTTTCTTAGCTTCCCAGAATCTACAACTCCAATATCTTGCCTTCCATTTAGGACCGGGATTAGTATCGCATTGATGACGGGCACGGAAATTCTTACGCCTCTGAGGATCATCGCGTTTAATATCCATGTTTGGATCGCCAAAATTCACCTTTACGATATTACCCTTATCATTTTTAACATAAACGCTAAACTTCTTTGGACCCTTTGGAGTTCTAAAGGGCTTATTGAGTTTAACATTCTTCTTCTTTTTTTCCGCCATTAATGATTCAACATCGTCTTCTTCTTCATCATTATCGTTATCTTCATCCAAAGAAGCATACATAACTGAATCAAAAATAGCCTCAATAAAATGCTCAGCTTTAGAGATCTTATCCTTAGTCCATTCTTCAAATGCCACAGGCTTAGTTTCTAGCATTTCTACTAATTCCATAAGCTGCATGTGCATTTTCATAATTTGTGCAACTTGCATTGACCCTTCTTCATATTCAGCCTTGGTGCTTTTTGGATGCGACTTTGGCAAAAGATCATTGTCTTGTTTGTAATTAGGATTACTTGGTCTACCATTTCTCATTAAATAAAGAAAGGCATTAACTCTTGCCATAGCCCATCCATCCCTTGACATATTTGGGTGATGACTTGTGGAGAAAGCACCGGCACCACGACGATACACAGCTTTAAGCTGACCAAGGGTTGCTTTGCTGCCCTTTCCTTTTTCAGAAACTTTGGCATTATGTTCAGAAACTTTGCTCTGTAGTTTAGATATTGTTTCTTTGCTTAGTGTAATTTTACCCTTATCATCTTTAGCACTATCTGGCTTATTCTTTTTGGAACCCTTCTTTCGATCTTTTTTAGGTGCTGGAGTTTTTCTTGGATCATTCTTTGGAGGTTTGCCATACTGTACAGCAATCGAATAATCTTCAGACTCTTCTCCAAAGTCTAAATATTCGTCTTCCGCTGGAATATACATCTTTGATTCATCAGTGATGATTTCTGTTGAACCAAATGTTTGATCGTAATAGTTATCTTTTACTTGATCAGCAGTAGACGCCTTAGATGACTGTTGACAAACGGCATACCTTTGTGAAGCGTCTGGATATTCTTCGTTCATTTTTGGATTAGACATACATCTGGACAAAAAATCAGTTCTGTCTTCATCAGGTTTTCTTTGTGGAATTGGCATAGTTTAACCTCATAAATCTTGTTCTTTAACAAAAACACCATCTACCATCCTACCCTTACGGTCCTTTATATCATTATATGCTGTTTCTAAACATTGTGCGAGAGTAATTTTGTTACGCTCCATAATATTTAGCATAACAACCATCATATCACCTAAATCATCACGGACATCTTTACCCTTACATACACTATCAGAAAGTTCGCCAAGTTCTTGTAGCAGCTTTAGTGTTTGATCTTTATCAGAACTTCCATCAATTAAGTTTCTATCATAATGCCATTGAACAATATCGTCTACCAAATCGCATACTGTATTATACAACAATTCTTTCTCGCTGGCTTGTCTCATTTTAAGTCCTTCTGTTTTTGAAAACTCAATAGGTGAATCATCAACATATCCTGTTACATGAATATACTCGTCTGTCATAGTCCCAAATCTCCAAAATCCATATCGTCTAAATCATTCTTACTTGCACCAATCTTGTAGGATGTAATCTCATGCTCTTGTGGTGCGACCTGAACAGCCTCACTGTTAAGCCAAGGCTCTGTCCATCCAGAAATAGGATTCTTTAATCCAGTCTCATATGGTAGCCCAATTACCTTGCGTCGAGATTGACATAGCCAGTCGATATACTGATGCATAACGGTTTCGTTAAGCCCAATAATAGATCCATCTTTAAATAGATAAGAGGCCCATTCTTTTTCTTCTCGTGCGGCAGAGTCAAACATCCCGCAGGCCAATTCTTCACATTCCTTAGCAGTTTTAATAAACCCTTCATCTTCCACGCTATGTAGAATTTTTAGGATCTCTTGAGTATTGTAAAGATGCAATGCCTCGTCTCTTTTAATCAATTTAACAATATCAGCATTGCCAATCATCTTCTTATTTTCAGCAAATGCAAATGCACAGATAAAGCTAACATAAAATCTTACAGCTTCAAGAATATTGATACTAACAAGTGTAAGATAAATCTGTTTCTTTAGATCTTTAGTAGATCCTTTCTTTGTGAGATTGCTCAATGCGTCATATTCTTTAATAGCAACGTCTGCTCTTTTAAGGATTTCCTTATCAGTTAGACAGCTATCAAGAACTTCAGACGGATCGTTATAAACATTCTTAATAATGTAAGTATAGCTATAACTATGGATTTGCTCAAAGAATTCCCAAGTCTTCATACATGCTTCAAGTTCTGGACTTGATACATATTCAAGAAGTGTAGGAACCCCTCGACAAATAACACTATCCATCATAGTCTGATATTTAAGATTGCTTGTAAAGATAAACCGCTCATTCTCGGACATGATATTATCATCCTTGAAATCGTTGCGATCTTTCTTTAATTCAATTTCTTCTGGTCTCCAAAAGAACTCCATCTGCTTTTTAAAGAGATCAAAGAATACAGGATATTTAAATTTATCGTATCTCTGTAGAGCTAGATCTTCGCCAAGAAACAAAGGCTGGTTACTGTAATCGACATTCTTCTTGTTTAAAATCGTTTTCATATCGCACACGCTCCTGATTCACAATTTGTTTCTTTTTCTGTTTCACCATCTCCATCAGGTGTATTGCAATAATACAGGTTTTTAATTCCCATCTTATAAGAATAAACTTGATCTTTGATCAACACGCTTAAAGGAATATTACCTTCTGGGTAATTCGCATAATTATAGTATAGGTTAAGACTAATACTCATGTCAACAAATTTCTGAATAACTGCGGCAATATTAATCATGCCTTGATTATCTGGCATAGACCAAGCACGACTGTAATAGTTCTTACGATGTGCGTAGTTTGGAACAACCTGTTTTAAAACACCATTCTTTGCTTTTTTATATGATAATAGACTTCTTACTGGCTCAATTCCGTTTGTACTGTTCTGGATAACACTGCTAGATTCACAAGGCATAACAGCAGAGACAGTAGAATGCCTAAGACCATGTTTCTTGATCTGGTCACGTAAATACTCCCAATCCATATTGTAAGTAGGGTTTACAAGTTTGTCAACAGTTTTTTTATACCAATCAATTGGAAGAAATCCTTGAGCATATTTTGTTTCACCAAACTTTGGACATGTACCCTTTTCTTCGGCAAGTTTACAAGATTCGTTTAGTAAATGCCACTGGATTTTCTCCATTATCTCATGAACAAGATGAAGTGCCGCATTATCATGGTAGAATACTTTGTGCTTAGCCAAAAATCCGGCAAGATTTGTAATTCCAATTCCTAAAGATCTTCTATTTTTAGTGAAGTTTTCACCAGCAGCAACTGGATAGTCTTGATAGTCAATGACCGAATCAAGAGATCTAATCGCTACTGCACAGGCTGTTTGAATATCTTCATCAGTATTTACCTCTAAAAGATTAATGGCAGATAGCATACAAATACCAATCTCAGCCTCTGAGTCTTCAATATCGCTAACCGGCTTAGTAGGATGGATGATTTCCTGACATAGATTAGACATATACACAGGAACATCCCATGAGCCATGTGTATTCGCATTATCAATATTCATGCTATAGATACGTCCTGTTTCCAGACGTTCGCGAGCATAAATCTCTGCTAACTTTTTTGCAGGAATTTTCTTTTTGAAGGTAATACTGCGTGACCGCTCATATTTTGCATAAAGTTCTTCAAACTTTTCATTATCCGCAAAAGCGTCGTATAGACCCCTAGCTTCGTTTGGACTAAACAGCGTAATATCTTCACCATTAATTAGTCGTTCATAGAAAAGTTTATTAAACTGAACAGAATAGTCCAGCTTTCTAACCCGATTATCGTCAGTGCCAGCATTATTCTTGAGAACAAGAATGTCTTCAATTTCATAATGCCAGAACGGAATATGAACTGTAGCACTTCCTCCGCGAATACCATTTTGCGAAGTAGACTTAACGGTAGACTCAAAAGTTTTCAGATAAGGGATTAGGCCCGTGTGAATCACTTCTCCACCACGAATTGGTGAGTTGATTGGACGTAGACGACCAAAGTTAAGGCCAATACCAGCCCTACGTGCGGTATAGCGTCCAACTGCGTGGACGGAGGCAAAGATGCTATCAAGATCATCACCAACATCTACAAGCACGCAGGAAGCGAACTGGCGAATCGTAGTGCGTACTCCTGCCATAATAGGAGTTGGCAAGTTTACCTTAAAAGTAGAGTAAGCATCATATGCTTCTTTAACATCTTTTAAGTTGTCAAATAGGCACATGGCAATCAGCATATATGCAAATTGTGGCGTCTCATGAATCTCACCAGTTGCACGATTCTTAACAAGGTACTTATCCACCATCTGCTGTAGGCCAGAATAAGTATACAGATCATCGCGTTTATGATTGATGTAGGAAGAGATCTTATTTACATCATCTTCTGACCATTTATCTAAGATATCTGGATCATAAATAGCGTTATCGACTCTTACCTGAATAAAA